ACACAAAGACGACTCTAATTTTACTTCTGCTTTTAAGTTTTATATAAATTAACATATTGATTCCTTCCTTTTAAATCAAGCACTAGGAAATATAGAGAAGATGGAATCTGATTCTAAAATGAATTTAGACCTGGTATCATCTGCTCTTAAAAATTTATCTGATGAAATAGGCAATGAATCTCAATACAAAACTTTAATAAATGATTTCCTTACCACGTGTTCAGGAAAATTGGTTGATTGGGTAAACTGTACTATAGCTTTTTCTGGGTTTGATGCAGTAATAATGAGAAAAAAGATCCTTTCTAAATCTTCTCCTCGTAAAATCATGATTTGCATTTTGGTTGGATTAGTTAGAGGTAATAATGTTGAACGAATCTCTAAAACAATGAAATCTCCAGAATTAGCAAAAGACTTCCTAGCCATTGTTAAAGCTCTTAATATAAAGAAAAATGTTGGAGGAGACTACTCAGCTATAACTCTATCTAGAATGATTGCTTGTTTCCCTGAAACTGTCTGTATGATACTAAATGGACAAGAAATACCCATGGCTATTCCTATGAATGAATTGACAAGAATTCATGCTGAATACCCAAAAGTTGCTAGACACCAAGTTTGTGCTAGTATACTTCCTCATACTCTATCTGAATCTGATTTAAATAAGGCTTTTGATGTGATTTTAGTCCCCTTCTTGAAAATCTCAGAAGTAATTAATGGAAAAGTCAAAGATTGGTCAAAAATGACCCCAACAGCTAGAGCAGAAACATCAAGTATGTACTTACATAACTCTTATAACTCCAAAGTGTTAACATTGACAGATAGAGAAGAGCTCTCAAAGAAATTCAATATAATGACAACTAGTAAAACATTATCTGCTGCTTGGTCATCTGTGTCAAAGAACGCATCAGAATGGCTAAGGGAGAATTACAAGTTTTCTCATGATAATTAAAATCTTTTAATTAGCTTAAATTTATTTAAATTAATCAAACTTATATGGTGTTGGGTTTTAATCTTATTTTATCTATTAATAATCTTTCTTATTTAATCATTTTGTATCTTAGAGTTAATTTTTACATAATATTAGGTTAATTAGGTTAAGGAAGACAGCAAAAGAATGATTTATAATATTCCCTATTTATTTATTCTCTCTACATAGTTTTAGATTATAATTTGCAATAGTGTTTAAAGAAAGATTCATTCTTAATTCACTGATGAATATAAGTATAATCTTAGTTTAGTTAGAGTCGGTCTTTGTGT